TGTGCTTTTTTAGTAAGTTTTAACTTTACTTCGTTGATATTGAAATCAATCAACTTGTTGTCTTTTTTAATTGTTACTCGAGTGCTAACAATTTCGTAAACGGGGTATATTTTACCCTTCATTCCTTCGTAATTTACTTTTACGATTGCGTTGTACTTGTCCATAAAAATATTATTTTGGTTTATTAATATACTACGAAGCTCGTTTATTACTTTGATACCGCAAAATAAATATGGATGAACGGCAAAAAAAGATGGATGAACGGCGGTAAATCACCCTCATTCCTTTCTCAATACAAACAACATACCGCATCCACCTGCCTGACTACTACCACTACCAATGCTACCACATTGCAATCACTAAACCACCCCACAACCCACTACTACCAAGCAATTGCCCGTAACCCATAACCAAAACCCAAAACCAAAAACCGAACCCCCGTACCTCACATTTGCCCGATTCCCCTGCTCGTTCACCACTCCCCATCTGACGTAGTTACCCCCCGTCCCCCTAAGTGTGGAAGTTTTTAAATTTTTCGCTTACGCGATATTGTATATGTGGTGCTGGTTTCAGAGGATTGCATGGTAAAAAAGTTTACTAATAGAAAACCTTAATGATCGATAAACGGATTACAATTGATTGATAAAAGGTAGTAAAACTACTACCATTACCAAAATTATAAACCCTTGTTGTAGCTAAATTATAATATCTTGTCACTAATTTATATAAAATTGTGACATTTTTTCGTACGATAATGTGTCAAAAAACGCATTTTTTGGTACATATTTATCCCATATAAGTCAAAAAACCCCCACTATGGAAATAGCGAGGGTTAAACCTTAAAAAAACCTATGTACGAACTGCGATACAAAAATAAATAAAAAAATTCAATTAATTTATTTTTTTAATTAAATAATTAAATTTAACTTTGTTATAAATTAATCAAAATGGCAAGATTACCAAGTCCAGATTCAGTGCCTAGTCAATGTGGCGCATTAGAGGTGGAAAAAACAATTGAATTTAAAAACCCGGTTACATCGGTGGCCGTAATGATATCTCATCTAAAAAAAACACAAGAACACCAGAACAAGATCTTTAAGATTAGACATTACAATGCAACTACTTATGTAACTAGAGTTAAATAACTAAAAAGGGCTTCAACTAAAATGGAATTCAGAACAATCAACTATCAAAAAACATTCAATCTTGGCAATTATCAATCCGAAAGGATTGGTGTTGAGATTGTATTGGAGCAAGGTGAAAGCGCAAATAAGGCCATTGATCTCGCAAAACAATTCGTAGAGGAGTGCCATCTTAACAATCAAAAGGTTCAGGCTTTGCAACAAGAAGAAGAACCAGTAGAAGTGATTAAGACACAATCTCCCCAAACGCTGATTGAGAGAACAATGAGCTTTATTGACGCTTGTAAAAACGAAGGCGAATTAAAAGCCTTTGAATTTATGGCTAAAAACAAACCTGAATTAAAAATGTACTACGACAAAAAACTAAAATCATTCAAATGAATTTTAACAAAACTTTAATTAGATCCAGCTCTGTTGGGTATCTAATGACCGAGCCTGTAACTAAAGCTGATAAAGAAGCAGGTATATTATCCAAAACTGCAAAATCACATTTGATTGAAATCTACATCAGAGAAAAGTATGGGCGTACAAAAGACGTACAAACTAAGCAAATGCGCAAAGGTGTAGAAGTTGAAGAAGAAGCAATAAACTTATTAGGAGAATTTTTAAGCAGACCACTAATAAAAAATACCGAACGATTCACCAATGAATTTATCACAGGGCATCCAGATGTATTAGACTTAACAGAAACCGGATTGAAAGTATGGGATGTGAAATCAAGTTATGATCTATTTACTTTTTTAGGAAATATACCAGAAAAATTGAATTCGCAATACTATTGGCAATTGCAATCCTATATGTGGCTAACGGGAGCAACAGAATCTTGCATTGCTTATTGCCTGTTAAATACTCCATTTGGTATCATAGAACAAGAAAAGAACTCATTGCTTTATAGAATGGCAGATGCTGTAACAAACGAAAGCCCCAAATACCTCCTAGAAGCCGCTAAATTGGAGCTTAATATGATGTTTGATGACATAGATCAAAAAGAAAGATTGCTGCTATTCCCGGTACAGAGAAATGACGAGGACATAGAGTTAATCAAAGACAAGGTATCGAAAGCAAGAGTATTTTTAGAAAGCATAGAAGAAACACATTTAAACTTTAACAATGGTAAAGGGATCTAACATAGTAAGCGCAGTTCACCATTTGAAAATGGCTAAAGAACACTTTGAGGATTTTAGACGAGAATTCCCACAAGCTATGGGATCAAGACTATTTAAAAGTTACATAGACAGAATAGATTGGATATTCAAAGATTTGCTTGCCTATCCACATTTAACACAAGCAATTAGAGATGGCTTTAAGGCTGAAATAGAAAGCGATGTGTTTGCCATACCCGCCATTGGAGAAAAGGTAGCCCTACTAAATCCACAACAAAGGGAAATTATCGAGGTAACCATTGACGCAATGCTGTCTGGCGTAGAAATTAAAATTTCCGATATTCCATAAATTTCTTAATTTAGTGTTATGAAACAAAAGATCATAATTCTAGTTTTATCATTATTGCTTTTAGCAAGTGTTTTTGTATTGGTTAAAAAACCAAACGATGATAAAGAAAAAGCATTAACAATTGTCGTAGGTAAGTTTGCTTTCTGTGGAGCATCCGGCGCAAAACCAACTGGCGACACGATTATAGTAGAAGGTAAGAAATTTTTAGAAGGCGTTGCAGCTTGTCCTGTAATGGACGGCCCCTCAATTGCTAATAATATTCTTGTACCAAATCCATCAATCACTCCAGATAGTACAGATAAAACCGTATGGTCATATTTTTGGTATTACGATAGTGTTCCTCAAGCTCCTACATGGGAAAGTTTACCAACAGTAAACCGAAAATTTACTATTACAGAAGAACCAGAAGGTAGTATGAGCAATATGTGGTGTATGCCATGTAAGGTATTACCAACCAAAAAAAATGGCGTAACAATAGCAGAATGTTATGGCCCACTTAATGAACTAGCATTACCATTGCGCAGAGCTGTTAGGGCGCATCCGGGCGAAACATCAGTAACACAAGCACCATCAGGTTCAACATATTCAGTAGGAACAGTAATACCAAAACAATGAAAGGAAAACTAAACAAACTAGGAGTTGCCAATAGTCTTTGGAACAACATCCGCGCTAAAGCTGGATCAGGTAAAAAGCCTACACCAGAAATGCTAGAGCAAGAAAGAAAAATTAAATCAAAAGAAAAAAAATAATCTTATGGTAGGTATAATGAACACTCCATTAGATCAATTAAAAATGATGAAACGCGCAATTGCCAATTTTGATATGGGTAAATACATATTGGTTGTTGGTAAAGACGCTACTGATATATTTAATTTTTATAATGTAAAAGAAATGCATGGGTTGAATTTAAAAGATGCTAAAGCAGAGGAGGTTGATAAGACAAAAGGGAATGGCGTTTATATGTATGGGTTTACAAATTATGATCCTTCGGATAAAAAGCTAACAGCAAAAAGCCCTTACAAACCATTTGTTTTTTTAAATATGGGTGCATTTAAAAAATATAAAGCTGAAGAACAAAAGACAGCAGTAATGCATGAAACAATGCACATGGGTATTTTACTAAACAATTGGGATATAAAGAACAAAGAAGAGGAAGCAATAGGATTCGCAGAAGAAGAGGCCAATAAAATTATAAAAAAATTAAAAAATATTAAACTTATAAAATGAAAAATAAATTAAAAATGATGAAAAGAGCTGATGGTTCTTATTCTCGTAGAAAGGCAAGAACGTTACAATAGGAAAATAATGAGGCACAAAACACCAGCTTGGACTCGTAGTGAAGGGAAGAACCCAGAAGGCGGATTAAACGCCAAAGGAAGGGCTTCATACAACCGAGAAACGGGTGGTAAATTAAAAGCACCAGTTAAGTCAGGAGTTAATCCAAGACGTGTATCCTTCGCAGCTCGATTCGCAGGCATGAAAGGTGATATGAAAAAGCCAAATGGCGAACCAACAAGAAAAGCATTAGCCCTAAAAGCATGGGGATTTGGCTCTGTCGCAGCCGCAAGGGCATTTGCAAACAGACACAAGAAGAAATAAAGGTATGGTATATGGGTATTTTACCCTAATTTTGTCAAAAAACACATGGCAAAACGATTAATGACGTACTTTAACGTACCAATTCCACCATTCAAAGAAGAAAAATACGGAGCAAATTCAACTACAATTCGATTTGTAATTCGAGGAAACGTACCCAGTAAAAAGAACAATCAACAAGCGGTTACGATCAGAAAACACGCACGTTCTTGGGCTAATAATCAACAAAAATTAGGCAAAAATCCCACATGGAATGACGTCCAGAAATCAATTTCTATGACAAGTTCTAAGATGAGAGGCAACGTAAAGTACATAGACTTTGTTAAAAAACACAAACCAGTTTTACAAAATCAAATGGCAGAATGGGCATCAAGACTAGGAGAAAAAGGACTCGTATTCCCTCTATCCAAAGCAACAATGACCCTTACTTTTTACTTCAAAAACCGATACATTACAGATACGGTTAACAAGCAACAGACAATACAGGATCTACTAGTTGAATCAGGGGTAATCGCAAATGATGACTACAAAACCCTA